CAACAAGTTCAGTCCTAACAGACAACTCATCATCACCAGCCAACGTGCCTTCGAGTTTTGCTTTGAGCCATTCGGTTGCGTCGATTCCAAGTGCCTTCTCCTCTAAGTTCTTCGTCCTTTTCTCTGGCGTATCAACTCCTGCAACTCTAACTCTTTCTTTCTTGTATAGATCGAACCCCAGATCAATAGTGACATCAATAGTATCACCGTCAAGGACACGATTAATCTCCGTCACTCGGAAGTTGTAACAGGACTTCCTGCTTGGCGGTGTCATTGCTCCCATCTTTTAACTCCGTATATGATATCTTTAATATGTATATAACATAACCGAGTGTCAATCCGACAGCAATGATTACACATAGAATCACCGACCACACAGGATCATTTGGGTTGGCATGAGGACTTAGTAGTAAATTCATTTTTTAAATCCACATTATTATTCTTTATACTTTTGAGGATTCTTGAGAGAATCATTACAGTAATATGCTATGGGAGCAAGCATTAACACGCTCCCACACTCAATTATCAAAGGGTTTTGTCCGATCCAATGTGCAAATTGAGGGATCATTTTATATACTTCGTAGTATATCTTATCTATTCAATTAGCGTCTATTTTTCTCCCCTTTTGTTAGGGTTTCAAATTAGTCATTTTCCTCACAATCTTTCATTATTGTTGCAAGTTCTCCACCAATCTCTGCACCTTTATCTTGCCCAAACATTGCTACCCATCCTGCAGCAACCCATCCGACATATGGAATACTAGTGAACCATGGTGCTGCTGCGGCACCAACACTAGCACCCACTATCCTTCCTGTCGATTCTCCACCACCTTCCGCCTTTATACACTCTAACTTTTTCGCAGTCAACTTTCCCTCAGCACCTCCACCCATATGGCGGGCACCATCCATTGTATACTCTTCGTCATATTCTATATTTGATTTCCCACCAATACCAAAGAAACCATTAGTCTTATCGACTCTTCTTCTTACACCCATAACTTTAGGATCATTTGATGAATAATCAATCCTATATCCTTTCTCCCCTGCCTCTACTGTATACGAAGTATAGTCTCCAACAGGAAGATTGATTATAGGCAAGTTATTTTTGTTTATGAGGTGTCCCAAGACACCAATATGAGCAATCCCAAACAGTGTCCCCACTGTCAGAACTACCCACTTAAATGGCGATTTTTGATTAGCCATAATTACATCTTGTAAGATTCATCGGACTTTGGAGGTGCCTGTGTTATTTGTACAGGTGCCTGCTCAATACGAATAGTTTGTGCAGGTGCAGTTTGTGCTGCTTTCTCAATCAATCTTTCCATCTGTTCTTTGGTGATGCCACCACCACCATTACCACCACCTTCTCCTGCTTTCTTTGCTGCCTGAACACCAAAAGTAGCTAAAACCCCAGTAAAGACACTGGCGATAAAAGTTGGATCTAGTTTCTGCTCTGGTATACCGAGTGCTGGTGGAAGTTTGATGTATGCCAACGTGAGTATTCCCCCAGACCAGACAAGAATGCCAAGGCGAACAAAAGTAGACAGAATAGCAAGTTGTTCTTCCTTGTCATCTGCTGCATCCTTTAGTTTTCCTAAAATACCTTTTTTATCAGGTTTCTTTTCATTCTTAACATCCTTTACATCGCTGCGAACTTCCGGCATTAGTCATAAGCAAATATAAATTTATTTAGCGATGTAACCATTTTTTTCTAACCATTCACGAGTCATTGGAGTAGGATCATAGTCCGTCCACATACTACCACGAGCACATGATTCCAATGCTGTTTGTGTCATACCTGCAGTTTTACCTGCCCAGGTTGCTTCTTTTTCCCATGGCCATGCTGACTCAGGATAACTCTTCTCTACAATCTCACGCCACAATGGTGGCACTTGATCTTCAGGTTTAATGATGGCAATCATACTATTATTAAGTGTGCCTGCCATACAGTCCTGTGCGGCGTGCCATCCTTCGTGACGCATAACACTCATCAATACACCAGGACGATGCATGTATGCTCGGTTAAGATAGAAGTTGTTACTCACAGTATGATAGACACCACGATGTCCTACTGGAAAATACTTCTCATCAGCAAGATAAACCTGCACATCTACAAGAGTCAGTGCATTCAACATACGATTAAACTCCTCTGCAACTGGATTCCAGTCAGACAGAGGATATTCTTGTGCCAGATAATCAATACCCCAGATAGGTTCTACATCATCAGTGCATTCTCGAAGAAGCATACACCCCATAGAATGATCAGTAAAGTATTCACTATCCTTAAGAGGGTCTGCCATTACAGGGGCAGCAAGACATGCTGCCATCAGAGCCATAATAATTTTTTTCATATCAGAAAGGTACAGCAGGTCCAGTTGTAGAGGGGATAGGAGGAATAGCACCACCAGTGGCACCAGGAAGTTCTGGCATTGCTGCATCCATCATTCCTGGAAGTGCTCCAGCAATTGCTTCTCCTGCAGCAGCAGCAACTTGAGATTTGATGTTCTCAACAATAGAGTCTTTATTGAGATATAGTGCAGTACCGCCGCCGACGATGCCTGCAGTTCCTACAAATGATAGGACTGCTAAAACGTTAATTACTTTTTGCATAATAAGCCTCATAGTATTTTACAATTCCCGAGGTACTTGTATTACCTTGGGACACCCAGTCGTGGGCACACTCGTAGATTGATTGACTGGAATATTTAGGTACATGATCTATCATCACATGACTAAACTTTGACATCAAAACTCGGAGTGCTTGCCCACGAAATTTTAATCTTTGATCATCATAACGCCAATCATTATCCATATAGATCTTCCGGACCTCCTTGAAAATTTTCTGATGCGCCAATAGGATCTAACTGAGTTGTAGTCTTACCAGTTTTGGTTGCCATGTCATACATCACTTCATGAATATTGACAGGTTCAGTTTCAACTTTCCAAGGACCACCAACGTCTCCATCCATATTTACAATAATGTCGTCATCAGATTTTTCCATTAGTTTTTGGTACTCCATTTGAGTTTCTGTTAAAATTGGTTCACTAAACCACTCATCATAAGGCGCAATAACTGATGCTGGATAGGTCATGACTGCCAGTGATGATGGAAGAAGTTACCTTTTGGATCACACATTGGATCTTCTGCTACAACACGATATGGTAGCATCCGCTGTCCTTTGAAACTTGTTCGGTCCCCGATAATACTATATGCTTTGAGAAAGTTTTCTCTTCCCTTGTTAGATTTAAATTCATTCACTAAAGTTGTAGGAGCAGATGGTCTCCAATAACGAAATCCTTCATATTGTCCAGGAGCATAGACTACATCAGCAACATTGTTGGGGAAGTAAGGGGACCTGACACGATTAAGGATAGACACTGCTACACAGTATTCATCCATAGTATTAGGAGTTGCTTCAACCTTAACTGCTCTTGCCAAATGATCGTAGTCAATGGGCGTTAGTGCCAGAAGTGTTTCTAAAATCATACCATTAAAAAAGGAACCTTTTCAGTGCTTTCGTATTATAGGACATCATTCCAAGCTTGTCAAGGCAAGGAGTCATCTCCTATGTATTCAAGAGAAAATACATCGTGATCATTTACATTTGGGTCTAACCATTCAGAGAATTCTCTTTGAATAGCAAGAGCATCATCCAAAGTTGGATCTCGTTCTTTATCAATTTCACAAAGATAATGAATACGATCTATGACCCAATGGTAATTGCGTTCAAGGGTTTGTTCCAAAGTTACCATAATTTTTCTTCATGTACCTTCCTAGAATATTACTATTATAGTAGAGAGGTCCTCCGTCGTCAAGGGCTTCGGTTAGAACATTATTGATAAAAAGTTGTTTGGTCTCTTCATAATTGACCTTTCCCTTGGTCTTATGGAGACTTAAAATTTCTCTTGTAAAAAATTCGTTTCCAATCTCTTTACGGTCTTTGTTAAGTTCATCAGAACTGCCGTAGTATTTTTTCCAGTCGCTTTCAGATTTAACTCTCCTAGATTTACCTCTAGGCTTTCTATTTGACCAGAAGTATTTTCTTCCGATATATTGACGACCGTTTTTGAGATTTGTAATGAGATAGACAAAACCGAAGTTATCGTCAATATTCTCAGATAAAAAATCGGTTCCCTTAAACTTCCAGGGATTTTCATAATCTGTCAAATCATTCCATCATCTGGAATTTATTTATGTTCAGTAAAAGCAGAGTATGCATCATAGTCACCAAACAGAAAGGCATCTGATTTTGCTGCCTCTCTGTATGCCTCTAAAGATTTTTCTTCTTCGGAATCAGAGACTAAATCCTGCGAATGTGTTTTCGGTGACATCTTGTTTGATTCCTCCGACGATGTAAGACTCAACCTCAGTCTCCTGAGGAGCGACCTGAAGACCCTTCGACGAAATCCAATGTTCCGTCCAGGGGAGTGGGTTATTCTTTGCGGGTACGTCATAGATTGGTTTCAGTCCAATTGCTTTCATTCTACGATTGGCAATCCATTCCACATATTGCTGAAGCAATTTATCATTGAGACCAATCATCGAACCATCCTTGAACAGATACTCTGCCCAAAGTTTTTCTTGATTAACACAGTTTTCAAATGCGCCAGTCAACCATTGCTCTTCTTCTTTGAAGATTTTTGCCATATCAGGATCATCACCTTCTCTCCACTTCTTCAGAATATTCTGAGTAATGGCAAGGTGCTGATTCTCATCTCTGGCAATCAGTGAGATGATCTTTGCACTTCCTTCCATAAGTTTGAGTTCGCCAAAAGCAAAACTGCAAGCAAAGGATACGTAAAAGCGAATACCTTCAAGGATATTAACATTCGCAACTGCTCTGAAGAGTTTGCGCTTGAGTTCATATCTAGATTCTAATGCATAAGGAACTTGCTCCAATGCATGTTGCCAATCATTAGAATTGTCATAATGATGTGCTGCATTAATAAACTCATTATATGCCTGAGTAACTGTCATGGCACGTTCAACAATGCGATCATCGTTCAGAATATGATCGAATACATCAGAGGGGTCAGGATAAATGTTCTTGATGATATGAGTATATGAACGACTGTGGATCATCTCCATGAACCCCCAGACCTCCATACATGCCTCCAATTCAGGCAGAGAGCAGTATGGGATAAACGCCATACCAGGACCACGACCCTGAACCGAATCAAGCATGATCTGATACTTCAAGTTAGAAGTAAAGATATGCTTTTGTTCTGGACGTAGTGTCTGATAATCAGCACGATCTTTCTGAAGAGAAACTTCCTCTGGTCTCCAGAAATATCCCAACTGTTGCGTTGTGAGTTTGTCAAAAATTGGATACTTGTAAGAATCGTATCTCTGAATACCCAATGGTTTACCAAAAAACATTGGTTGTTTTTTAGTGTCAACTTCCTCAGAGTTGAAAACAGTCATGGATTCAACCACTGGTTTTTCTTTTTTGTTTATCTTAAATTGTACAAGACTCACAGTCTTCCTCCTCCGCGTTTTCTAATTGAGAAATTAAACTATCAAGAGACTCCGTAGATTCCTCTACTTCATCATTTTTGTTATCGTATGTATTTTGATAATAAGAGGTCTTCCAACCGTACTTATATGTAGTTAAAAGGTCCTGTGCCATTACACTAACAGGAACTTCAGAATTTTCATAATGCTCTGGATTATAGGACCAGTTTCCAGAAATTGCTTGATCGAAGAATTTCTGCATAACTGCAACAATATTAATATACCCAGTATTCCCAGGCATATCCCAAAGCAACGTATAATTATTTTTAAGGGTTCCATATTGTGGAACAATTTGCTTCAAAGGACCTTTCTTCGATTTCTTAACGGACAAGTATCCTCTAGGTGGTTCAATTCCATTTGTTGCGTTTGACACAACGGAACTGCTCTCCGAAGGCATCTGTGCGGACAATGTTGAGTTCCGTACCCCGTATTCCAAAACCTGAGTTCTAAGACTCTCCCAATCGTACTGAAGCTCATTCGGCACAATTTCATCTACATCATGTTTATATGTATCAATCGGAAGAATTCCATTACCGTACTTGGTGCGATGACTATACTCACATGCACCTTTTTCTTTTGCAACATTGACAGTTGCCTGAATTAAATAGTATTGGAATGCCTCAGTTAAATCATGAACAAGTTTCCAAGAATCTGGATTATCATATTTGACTCCATGCTTGGCAAGATAATGTGCCAGACCAATATAACCAATTCCTAACGAACGACGTGCCTTAGTGGCAATCTCTGCTGCTCTGACGGGGTATCCTTGAAAGTCAATGAGTTCATCAAGACTCCTAACAGCAAGATCACAAAGAACATCAAGATCTTCAAGATCCCTAATTTTACCAATGTTAATAGCACTAAGGATGCACAAAGCAATTTCCCCATCTTCATCATCAATATGTTGTAAAGGTTTCGTAGGTAGAGTAATTTCTTGACACAAATTGCTCATCTCAACTTTATCCATAAAGGACGAATGAGAGTTGCAGTGGTCAATGTTCATAATGTAAAGACGACCAGTCTCTGCCCTTTCTTTTAGAAGGTCTAGAAAGAGATCCTGTGCCTTGATAGTCTTTCTTGGAACAGCGTCATTGAGTTCATGCATCCGATATAGAGTGTCAAAGTCATCAGTACCAAAAGCATCATAGAGACCTGGTACGTCATTCGGTGAGAATAAGCTAATCTCTTCATTCTTAATGAAACGTTCGTAGAAAAGTTTTGAAATTTGGATTGAGTAGTCAAGTTTCCTCACTCGGTTGTCTTCTGTACCCTTATTGTTCTTAAGAACTAGGATGTCTTCGATTTCGATGTGCCAGATTGGGAAGTGTACTGTGGCTGAACCTCCACGAATCCCATTTTGAGTGCAACATCGTACAGTTGATTCAAACTTCTTAAGGAACGGGACAACACCCGTGTGTTGTACTTCACCACCTCTGATCTTACTGTTGATGCCACGGATTCTACCTGCGTTGATACCGATTCCTGCGCGTTGTGCAACATATTTGCCAATAGCCATATCGCTAGTAAAGATACTATCGAGGGTGTCATCAACATCAACAAGAACACAGCTGGCATACTGTCTAAGAGGTGTTCTAACTCCTGCCATGATTGGCGTGGGGATGTTGAGTCTGTGTTTGGAGATTGCATCATAATATTTTTTAACGTAATCCAGACGGGTTTCTTTTGGATATTTTGAAAAAATTGTAGCAGCAATCAAAATATACATGAACTGTGGAGTTTCATACAAAACACCACTGCTTCTATCTTGCACTAGGTATTTATCCGCAACCTGTCGAAGACCGGCAAATGTAAACAAATAATCACGATCATGATCGATAAACGACTGAAGTTTATCAAACTCTTCATCTGAATATAAAGTCAAAAGTTCTGGATCATATACACCCCTTTCTACACAACTTGATATATGGTCCTTTATCTTTGGAATTTCATGCCTACGTCCATACAATTGCTTACGGATAGAAAACAATAAGAGACGAGCAGCAACAAACTGATAATTGGGATGCTCCAAATCAATCAGGTCTGAAGCAGAGCGAATCAAAATCTCTTGAATTTCTGCAGTTGTAATACCATCATAGAACTGAATACCAGATTGCATCTCTACCTGTGATGCAGAGACTCCTGCAAGGTCAGTACATGCCTCATCAACCATTCTATGCATCTTCTCAAGAAGAAGTGGTTCCTGCCCTCTTCCGTTGCGCTTTTTTACATTGATTCCATTGGTCATATTTTTTTCCAATTGTTAAATTTAATTTTTGCCTCTAAACCCGAGTAGGTGTTTGATTTTACCATAGACATGACATCATGTCCAGAAAGAACCATATCATTAATGTCTTTCTCGATTATGTTATTTGGCCAAATCACTATGGAGTTGCCATTATCAATTGTTCTACTGATTCGATTGACGATTTCTCGATTGCGTGGTTCGTTGTCATAGATCCAAACAGGATTGCTAATCCCCCAATTACTGATATCAGCATCAGCTCCGCACATAGCAATCGAATTGCAAATGAACGTTGAGTCGAATGGTCCTTCTGTAATGTAAACGGTGGATGTTTTGTCAATAGTGTCAAGTCCATATACTTTTGGTGCATCCTCATTCAACATTACGGTGATGTATTTAGTGAATGATTTTCCTAGTGCTCTACCTTGAAAACCAATAAGATTTTTATCCTCATCATACATTGGAATTACAATGCGATTCTCATCCCTAATGATATTATCAAAGGTTGATTTCTGACTATTTGCCCACTCCATGAACTTGTCAGTAAAATAAAACTTATCAGGATCTATCCCACGTTTTGTGAGATATTCTGCCGAAATGGGACTTGAAGATGCCTTTGGCAACCCCAGAGATTTTTTGAATACAGGTTTGACAAATTCAAACTTAGGTTCTTGAACTACAAAGTTTTTTCCTGTGTGACCTTCTTTGAATTTCTCAAGCGTATATTGTTTGTGAAGAGTCGCATCTATCTGTTTGAGAAAATTATTAAACGACAAACTAGCACCACAATTATGGCATTTAAAGTTGACGTTATTTTTTACACGATAGAAATATCCTCGTGCTTTATTCTTTTGCTTCTGCGAGTCCCCACAAATAGGGCAACGAAAATTAAAAAGATTTTCCTTAACTCTCTTAAATTTCTTAAGTCGTGAAGAAACTAGTCCAATATATTTGGCGTCAACCAAATCCATTACAAATAATTTACTATTTTGCTTCTCTTATTATAGTCGGTGATGAGTTTGATGTCAAGACGTTTGTCATAATTTTTTGACCCGGTATGCTGACTAAGAATGATATTACCGTTAGGGCACCCGCAATGGTCCACATCTTCTTTTCCATAAGACGAAGACGTTCGTCAATCTTTTTTATATCCCTTTCACACCCTTTCTTTATCTCGTCTGCTCTTCTATTGACTTCACGATGAACACTCTCTACTTTCTCAAAGAGAACTGCATCAATTCTATCTTGTTTATCTAACTTCTCATTATGAACTGCAAGTAGTTGTCCCATCTTTACAGAATTATCCTGCAGAGATTCTACAACACGTTCCAGTCTTTCTAGTATTGCTGAATTAACGTTGTCGTTATCCATTTTTGAGATTTTGCATCCAGGTTCTACGAGTTCCATAGCGACCAATTGGTGTTGGTTGTCTTTTCTTTTTCAATTTGACTGGCGGATCATCACCAGCAGGAGCAGTTCCAGCAATTGCACCACCACCAACATTATTCGTAGGTGCTGCTGCAACCTCTTCTTTAATTGATCTGGACAAATTCATAATATTACTAAGTCTTCTATCATCTATCACGTTCATATACTCCTTTGACGCATCTACCATAGAATTAATTGAAGGTCCGTCACTACTCTTATTGAGTTGCAACTTCATAACAGGATATACACCTATAAACTCATCCTTTGCTAATCCAACCTCGGCAGGAGTTTGGTAGTCTTGGGTTAAAGTGTCATCATCAATAGGAAATAAAAATTTATCAAACCTAGCAATTCCAGCACCGGTAGAGTTAGTAGGTGCTGCTTCTCTGAGTTGTCTAATTTTAGTAATGAGTGTATCTACTTTATCCATTAGACCGAATTAAGAGATGATAAACAATTTAGATCTTCTTGTATATTATTTATCTCAGTATGTGGGTATTCTGGCAATCTATTCAAATACAATAAAAAACTTTTTATGAAAGGCCAAAGTTCTTTTTCTAAATTGTAAAATAAAAGAGGCACAGCAGCCTCATCAAATACGTTAAACAATACAGTCAGATGATTTAAAATTAGATGAATTTTTAATTCACCAGTATTTTTATATCGTTTCAAAAGTCTTTTAATATACTTTATTCGCTTTAAATCATCCTCAAAATCTTCTCTAGTAACAGATTGAGGGTTATTATAAAATTTTATAGCAAAAAGTAAATAATTACTTTCATTCAATTCATCAAATTTCATATTACATTAGCGAATCATTCAGGTAATCCCAGATCTTTTGCAGGTGGTTGTTTTGCTACAGGTGCTTTTGGTTTATCTGCAGCAGGTTTTGGTGCGACAGGGACAGGGGATGCGGGAGCTTCCTCTACCTTATCAGTAATTAGATCTCTAAATCTTCCCATGGTTACTACCTGATTAATCTTTAGTTATTTATCAGCTGTCTGCGAAGATCTCATCATCGTCAGCATCAGTTGTAATACTGCTGCTTGCAACGAGAGTTTCACTCTTAACTCGGAAATTACCGTGCATGTCGCGATAAGTGGTAAGACCAACCCATCCAGCATGTGGAGCAGCATACTTACGCTTATCGCCTGACGCAGCATTAGCAACACCTTGCTCGGTTTCGTCTACACCAAAGACCCCAGTAAAGAGCACACTGGTTGAGAATCCACTGGTTTTTACTTCTGGTGCTGCATAAGTCTTATCACCAAGAACATACATTGGTTCTTCCGAAATAATGTAAGTTGTAGGAGTTACTGTTGAAATGCCTTGGAATCCTTCTGTCGATGCAATTGACAGAGCACCAGCAGAATCTACTGCGCTGATGATAGCATATCCAAAAGTTACACCAGAACCAACGGAAATTACATCGCCAGCGGAAATTAATCCAGCAGTGTTAAATGTTGCACTAGTTCCAACTCTTTCGACTTTCTTCGTACCAAGGTTGACGGTAATTGTCCCATCAGAATAAACTTTATCCTTTTTACCCCAAAGAGCCATGTTTTTTACCCGCAAAAAATCTTTTTCTAAAGATATTTATAAAATATAATTAGTCTTCCATATGAGTTTTCCACAATTCTAAAAAATATCTATCTACTTTATACAGATCTCCTTTTGGTGGTTGCTCTTCAATCCTAGACCATTCATCACAAAGATGTCTCATCTCATGTGTTATTTTATTTGGCGTAAACATTCTACCAAAGGAAGACATAGCAAAAGCATATCTCATTCTAATGCGCTGTCCCATTTCCTCCATAGGAGTCGGTTTCATAATAGTTATTCTCACCTTTTCTGTGCCCGAAATATGCGGTGGCACATATAAATGGTAGTGATCCGAAAAGTAAGACATGTGCTAAGGTCATTTAATATTTCCTGGAGATAGAGATTGAAAAATTTTAGAGCAAACATCAATGGCATAAGGTGATCCATATACACCAGAGAAGATATAGGATATACCCAACTTAGAACAATACTTCTCAAGTTCCTGACATTTTATTATGTCACTAGTACTATGATCAATAATAATATCACCCTCTTCAAGTAATGGTAGCAACTCATCAAGTGTATCTTCTGCCTTTTGCTCTGGGAGTGTAATCTGAAAGATGCCAGGAATTCTACCAGCACTAGTAAATTTTTTACCATCAGATTTAACTGCTTGGACAAGATACTCTAATGAGGTTACACATCCACTAATATATCCTGCTTCATATTGTCCACAGGCATTCTCATAGTTGGTACTACTATAACCCCAGACTTCAATACCCTTTTCAATCATACGGCGAGACATACCTTCACCAGTACGACCTAAACCAATCATTCCAACTTTCATTTAATTAACTCAATTTACATGTACAACGCCGGTCATACCAGCGCCTTGATGAGGACCACAGAAGAAATTATAGTCTCCTGCATCAGCAAATACAACGTCCTGTGATTCTCCTGGAGCAAACAATAGTGCTTCTCTAGAAAGATCTGGACGTGCCTCAACAATAATATTATGAGGAGGTAGTGATTCATTGATGAAGTGAACTGTGTCTCCTGCTGAGATTGTGATCTCATTCGGGGAGAATACTAGGTTGCCATTAGCACCCATTGATACATCGACTGCCCATGCTGGCATGGCAAAAAATAGTGTGATCAGAAGTGCAAAAAAGTACTTCATATTAATCTCAAATAACTACACTATCTATAATATTTTTGCATGATTATACTCAGATTTTGTTATGAGTTCATGACGAACTTTTAGTATTAAACACGACCAACTAGTGAAAGAACTCCATGAGAATAAAAGGTTAAAAGAATTCCCCCAAGAATAGCACTAATAATTGTAGCAGTTTTATTGTGTTTGTCAATTGCTTTATCAATCATTTCCTGACATTCTTCTTTAGTCAAAAGATTTTCAGGTTTTATTTCAGTTCTCTGGCGACTCATAAGATTCAAGTGCTTTATTTAAAAATTCAAGACGTTTCTCCCAAGTATCTCCAGAAGTAGAACCCCTACAAGGATTTATACATTGGTTGTCGGCATGTTTATTACAAACTAGTCCAGCCAAATCATGAGGGTCTCCCAACTTTCCAGTGCCTACCCAATAGTGCTGACCATTTAACCATAGTGCCCCACACTTAGGACATTCATTCCTAGTCATGGAAAAATCAGACAACTCTTTAGTTTCGTCCATAGGTTTGTGATTGAATGTTTAAGTTTTAATTATCAACAATTCCAAGCTCTAAGAGACTTATTGATTCTGCTGTCGGGATCTCTTGCAGTTTTGGCAGAAGTTAATTTTGCCTTCATACCTTTCATTCTAGCACAGAAAGATGCTCTACGTTTGTTGCCTTTCTTTTTAGATGGTGCTTTCAAATCACTACCAGGATTTTCTGCTTCATAAGACTTACGTCCTTTTTCGTTGAGTCCTCCAGATTTATTTTTACCAGATTTTTTGGTCCATGCTGCTCCTTCCGCAACTTCTGTCTCTTCATTCTTTGGACGACAATCATTTACCAGTTTACCACCTTTCATCTTCATACCCACTTTCTTATGGGTGTCCCAGCAAGGATCATTGTCACCACCATTCTTTGCTTCGGTCATCTTACCAGTTTTTTTGTAGGGAACCCCACCTTTCTTTGGATCTTCTCCCACTGGTGTCTTTTTAAGAATACCCTTCAAAAGAGGGTTGATTTTTTCATCAATATGTTCAACTTCCTCTTTCTTCATTTTTGCCTTTGTCTTTGCAAGTATTCTTGCTTTGGCAGCATCCTGTTCACTCTTAGGAATGGCAGTGACGGCACCGACTTTCTGGTCCACATCACCAGGTGCATACCCCTCCTTCTTAACACAGTTTGGATATTTCTTACCAAACATTTTTTTCATGCCTTTCTTCTCATAACCTTTCCAGCACTTCTCTTGGAATTGTTGGAAGGAGATAGAATCAAATTCGGTCTCTTCACTCTTATTACCCCAGTTGGCAGCACCAACCTTACGGCATTTTACAAGTGCTCCAGAAGCATATGCAGAAGGCCATACAGAATAACGTGACTTCACCTTATGATAACAGGCATCTTTAGATCCACTGCCTTTAGTTTTTTTATCTTTTGCTTCATCAAGTGCGCCATTAACTTCCATTGCATTCATGCGAGATTTCTTTTTTTCTTTTTCTTTAGCAACAGTTTTCAACTCCTCATATGGAGGAACAAATTTTTCTTCCTTTCTTACTTTACGATCAGTTTTTACCATAGTGGGTTTAGATGCGCCAGACTTCTTTTGTTGACCAGGATCTTCTCTTCTCTTTGCTGCCTGAGCAGCAACTCTTTCTTTCTTAGACATACTTGCCCTTTTAGAAGAAGAAACACATTTAGGAATACCTTCACCGGGTTTGTCACTTGCACAGGAATCTCCTGTCACAACATTGACCCATCCTTTTTTGCCACCTTTTGATTTAGATTTACCAAACCAATCACGCAGACCTTCTTCCTTAATGTGTTTCTTGTTCATTTTTTACTCTTTACGTGCGTTAATTGATTTGGTTACGACTTCAAGAAGTTGATCATCCATATCAGTTTTGGTCAACTTAACTGCCTTAGCAAGAATAACAAGACAGATCTCAACCATTTTCTCACCCAGTTCTTCATTTTCTGGAATTTTAGATACTGCATCTTTAATGATTTTGGATGCTAATGGTAGTAGGAATGCAAGCATGGTAAATCTCAATTACTAATACTATATATTCTCCAAAAACTCTTTAAGAGATTTTTTCTCAGGAAGACCTTTATGTTTAGTAGATGCAAAGTCTTTCACATCTTTCTTCTTCATATCGGCAGCTGCCTTTGCAGTCTCAGGAGTCGTCGGTGCCATTTCTCCTTTTTGGATGGCACGAACTATTCCAAAGAACTTCTGTTGCTTTTGTGATACTGCAGGCATTACTTTTTCTTAGTATCAATAATGGCACCCTGTCCATGCTTGGCACGGATACTTGCCTTTACTTTCTCAATTGCAGACATACCATCATACTTTGGTTTTTTCTTACCAAATGTATTTGGTGTGTTACTAACTGGTTTATTGTAACGGTTGTTGCCATCAACACCACCACGTTCCATACGACGATCCTTCATAGCATCGGATGCTTCCTCATCAATCTCATTACCTTTTGGTTCATAAGACATCTTGAGACCCATTGCTCTCAACTTGTTCCTAACCATATTGACCTTTGTAGGCATACTTCTGTAATCATCAGTATCTTCTTTTTCTTTTTTGGAAGAAGGTTCGGGAGGACACTCACTTTTTCCATGAACGGAACATTCTGTTCCTTCATGAGTATGAGCACATCCTGCTTTCTCAGAAATCTGCTCACCTTCTAATTCGGTATGAGCAACAATATCAGCACCAGCACCCTGACGAACTGCCTGCATCTTGCTCTGGAGAATCTTTCTCTTAACCATTCTAACTCTCTTTTCTGCAGAACTCTCTTTGGTCTTTTCTGCAGATGTATCCTCTCCAGGTTTCATCTCCTCGGATTGAGTTGGATTGATGATGATTTTATTCTTCCCTTTCATCACATCAATCTTCTTGGTATTTGCCTCAGGATTATCATCCTCAACATTTACCTCATGAATAAATTCTTCCTTTGCGGTCTCCTTCTTTTCTTCTTC